TGCTGGAAACAGAAATTTATTAACTGAAAACCTTGATGGAGTTGCTGGTAACTTAACTAAGAATGTACAAAAATATTTTTTAGGTAAATTGTTAATACCTTTTGCTAAAGCTCCAAACAATAGTATTAGAATGGTTGCTGAAAGCCATCCATTATCATTGTTCTTCTCTCCAAAAATAAGAGCAGACATAATGGGTAAAAATGGAGGGCAAGCTAAGCAACAAGCATTGTCTAGGATGGCTGTTGGGTCAATGACAATGTACCAGGTTTATCAATGGGCTGATGAAGGCAGACTTACTGGAGCCATGCCAAGCGATCCAAAAATTAGGGCTATGCTCCCTAAAAATTGGCAACCATATTCATTAGTGTTTAGAGGAGAGGGTTTTCCAGTAGATGCTAACGGCGAAAAAATGCCATTATACGACAGAAACGGCATTCCAAATGGTAAACTGGTTTATGTTAATTACGCTGGTTTTGAGCCAGTAAGTGCTTTGATTGGCATTGGGGCTGATTGTGCAGAACGTAGGAAAAGAGTAGTAAAACAAACTGATAGAGAAAACTTAGTCACAGCTTGCACAGCTGCAACAGTAAATTATTTTAAGCAAATCCCATTTTTGCAAGGTATGTCATCTATATTTGCTGCAATGGAGTATGATGATCCAGGTATTATAGTTAGAAGCCCTATGAATAATATGTTTGGTGTTTTACCAGTTCCATTTAGTGCGGCAATAAGGGTAGAGAAAAAAGCGACAGATACACAAAGATATAAATCTTCTACTCCAGTTAGCTATTATACCATAGCTGATGCTAAAAAAATGTATGACGATTCACAAAATACAAATAACCCATTAGACGAGGTTCCATATCATTTAGTGGCAACTGTTAAAGAGGATAGCTCAGCTAAGTCTTTTTTTGATGGCTCAGTATTAGTTTTTAAAGACCAAATGAAAAATAATCCTTGGCATAAAAAAACTATGGAAGAGTATCAGTATTTGTATGATTCAATTGGTAACAAACTTACAGCTGGTGTTCCATCAAGTGTAAACCCAGTTCATGCTTATTGGAACCTTACAACGCCATTCGCTGTTAGTTACGGTGAGGAAATGACTGATTGGCAAAAAGAATTAATTAAAGTTGGTCTTCCTCTAAGGGATGAGGTTGATGTTATTGAAGGCATTGAATTGTCGAATGCTAGAAAAGGTCAGTTAAACTTTATAGCTAAAGATCCAACAAATAATGATGCCATAAAATTACAAGTCACAGCTGGTACAGAAGCGCTGCCTTTCCAGAAATACCTGGAGCAGTTTGTTAAAACTTTTGAATATGTAAATGCATCAAGAAAAAAAAAGATAAATTTAATTAAAGATATAGAAACAGATTTCTATGAAGCTGCATTTCAGCGTTTAATTGCAATGCCTGAGAATGAAGATCTTTATACAGCCTACAAACAAAGAAATGAGCCTTATGTTAAAGGAGCTAGATAATGACGGTTAGTTCAATAAAAAACACCAATACCTATACTGGCAATGGAACCCAGCACAGCTTTGATTACGAATATAAAATTTTTGCGAGTGGTGATGTAGAAGTTATAGTGAGGTCAACAACTGGAACAGAGACAGTAAAACAACTTAACACACATTATATAGTTACTAACGCTGGAATAGATTCTGGCGGAAGTGTTTTATTTAAGTTCAATACTGGCACATCATCAGATGCGCATTATTCAACAACAGATCATAGACCAGCTTCTGGTGAAAATGTTTTATTGAGAAGAAATCTTACTCTTAGCCAAGGTACAGATTATATCGAGAATGATACTTTTGCCTCAACATCTCATGAAAATGCATTAGATAGATTAACCTTTATAGCCCAGGCTCTCCAGGAAGAATCTGATAGATCTTTAAAGATATCTAAAACTAATACGATGACATCTACAGAGTTTACAACTAGTGCAACAGATAGAGCTAGTAAGATATTGTCATTTGACAGCAATGGTGAGCTATCTATCACACAAGAACTTGGAACATTTAAAGGTAACAGTCCAACAACAACTACAGCTGCATTCAAACAAAGAGATATAGTCAAAGCTACAACAAATGCACAGCTTAACAATATATATATTAATGTGGCAGATTCAGTCGCTGGTGATGTTTTAACAGACACAGATCATTTTGTATTATTAGTAGATGCTGTATCAGCGGCAACGTCTGCTGCAACTGCGACAACCAAAGCTGGAGAAGCAGCTGCAAGCGCAACGTCTGCGGCAAGTGCAACTGTTAACGTGCAACTAGCAGAAGATTTTGCAACAAAGACTACTGGTGAGGTTGTAAGTGGTACTGGTAAATTTAGTTCTGAAGCTCATGCTCTTGGTGGTAGTGGTGTTACAAATCAAGTTGGCGCATCTAAAGAATGGGCGATTAATTCTACTTCTGTAGATAATTCTGGTGAATTTAGTTCTAAATCTTATGCGGTAAGTGGATCGTTAATAAATGCTGGATCAGCAAAAAACTGGGCGCTTGGTGGCGGTGATAGTTTTTCTACAAATACAACTGTAGGAAATACTGGTTTATATTCTGCCAAATTTTATGCGGAACAAGCAGCTGCATCCCAGGATAGCTTTGATGATGTTTATTTAGGAGAAAAATCATCAGACCCAACTCTTGATAATGACGATAATGCTTTACAAGCTGGAGCATTATATTTTTCGTCAAGCGCTGGAAAACTGAAATTTTATAATGGTTCTGCTTGGGTAGCTGTCGAAACTGGCGCTTCAGCTGGATTTGCAATCGCTATGGCTGTGGCACTTTAAAAGGAGTAATTTATGGCACAAGATTTTGAAAGAAACTTTATTACTGGTGTAGGTACTATTCCCCAGGATATTCCTAATGGATCAAACTTTTCTAGTGATAATACAATAGTTGGTATTAATATGGCTAATACGTCAGCCAATGCCATAACGGCTTCTGCATTTATGACCTCGAGTATTTTAAGTTATGGTGCTGATTTTAATTTTACTGTTACTGTAGCTAATAGTAACTTTGTTTTAGATGGTCAAACAAAACCAGCAATTACATTATATAGAGGATTTACATATGTATTTGATCAGTCAGAGGGTACTAATAATAGTCATACATTAAAATTTAAATTAGCTGCTGGTGGTAGTGCATATACAACTGGTGTTACACATACTGGCACTCCTGGTACAGATGGTAAAACAACAATAGTCGTTGCAGCAGATGCTCCTAGTTCTTTGTATTATTATTGTCAGGCTCATGGCGATAACATGGGTAATACAATTACAGTTACAGATGTTCATTACTTAATAAAAGATGCGCCTATACCTAGTGGATCAGCATTGCAGCTTCTTGATGGCGGTGCAAAATTGGTTGCTCAAAATGGTGATAGATTATTCTTTCAATCAAGTACATTAACTAGCCTGGATGTTTGGGTTTCAAGAGTGGATGCAATAAGCTAATGGCATATATAGGTAACCAAGCAGATACAGCATTTACAAGTCTTATAAAGCAAGACTTAACTGGTGCTAGTGGCGATAGTCTTACATTAACTCATGCAGTCGCTAATGCAAATGACATAGCATTGTATATAAATAATGTAAGACAAGAGCCAATATCTGCATATAGCACGAATGGTACAGCAGTTAGTCTTACTGGTAGTGTTGTAAGTTCAGATGATATTTATGTAATCTATTTAGCAAGAGCAGTACAAACAACTGTTCCCCCTGATGGTTCTGTAAGCACAGCAAAGTTAGCAGATAATATAAGTGTTAGTAGTAATTTTGGTATTGCAGGAAAAACCAATGCTCCTACTTCTCCAACTTTAGGAGATATGTGGTTTAATAGTTCAACATCTGTTGTAAGTGGGATAGCACCTAATGCTATGGCAGTTTATAATGGATCATCTTGGAATCAAATGAGTAATAAATTCTCAGGTACTGGTGGAGCAGAAACAACATATACATCAGGTGGTACTACTTACAAAGTACATACATTTCTAAGTACATCTACATTTACTGTAAATAGTCTTGGTTCTTTTGATAGCCTTATTATTGCAGGTGGTGGTGGTGGAGGTGCTAGTGGTGGCTCTGGTTGGCAAGGTGGTGGAGGTGGAGCAGGAGGATATATAACAACTTCTGGTCTTAGTTTAAGTTTAGCACTTGGTAGCAACACAGTAACTGTTGGAACTGGGGGTGCTTCTGCTAACAATGGATTAAATTCTGTACTTGGAAATCAAACAGCTATTGGTGGTGGTCGAGGTGGACAAGGCGATTACCCAGGAGCAGGACAAGCAGGTGCTAGTGGTGGTTCTGGTGGTGGTGGTGGACAAGGCTACAACGGAGGAGGTGGAGCAGGTGGAGCAGGAACAAGTGGACAAGGTTTTGCAGGTGGAGCAGGTAATGGCTCAGGCTACATAATTGGTGGAGGTGGTGGCTCTAGTGGTTCTCCCCCATCAGGTGCAAATCAGAATGATGGTGGTGCAGGTACATCAAATTCAATAAGAGCAGGTACTCCAGTTACATATGCCTCAGGTGGTGGTCATGATACTGGAGCAGGTGGAGATAATACTGGTAATGGTGGACAAAATCTTACAGCAGGTGGTTCTGGAATAGTAATCATTCGTTACGCAATATAGGAGCATAGAGAATGGCATTAAGTAAAATTCAAGCTGAGTCAATGAACCTAGCAGATACCTATGCATTTAGTGGAACTGTAAGTGGTGCAGGAGACCCATCACAATTAGTATTATTACAAACTGTTACTGCCAGTAGTGATACTACTGTTGATGTAGGAAGTTCTAGTTTATTTACGTCTACTTATAAAGTTTATCAAATACATTTAATAAACGTACACCCCTCTAATAATGGTGCTCATTTTGCTTGTAGAATGGGTACTGGTGGTTCAATAGTAACCACTGGAGGAAGTTATGAATATGTAAGAGACCAAATTACACATGGTGGAAGTAGTATAAGAGGCTCTAATGGTGCAGGTATTGTTGACTTAGCAGAATCTATAGGTGCAGAAGATTATGAATGTATGCATCAAGTGCATACACTTTACGACCCTGCAGGTACAACATTTAGGAAGCAAGTTAATTTTTATGGTGTTAGTAATGATTTAACTCCTAACTTTGCAATGAATAATGGAATTTATGCAAACGAAACTTTTAATACAGCTATAGATAGAATACAATTTTACTTTACATCAGGCACAATACAGTCTGGTGTTTTTAAATTATATGGAGTTGTGTGATGGTTAGATTTCATAATAGAGGTGGTACAAGAGTACAATTCACAGCAGAAGAAGAAAGAGCAAGAGATGCTGAAGAAAAAGCATGGGCAGATGATGCACCTAATAGACGTATGGAAGAACTTCGCAGACGAAGAGATGTTTTGTTAGCAGAAACAGATTGGATGGGTAATCAAGATGTTACTATAAGTGATGCTTGGAAAACATACAGACAGGCTCTACGTGACATAACTACACAGACACCGACAGATGATGCGTTGAGTAACATTACGTTTCCAACAAAGCCAAGTTAAGGAGTAGAGATGAGTAAAGCAGCAGATTTAGCATTATTGGCAGGTGGAG